ACCTTTTACTCCGGACATACGAGCACAGAAACTAGCTCTACGCTTAGCCGCTTTAGAACCACGTTTAACTTTTCCTGTGACTGGAGCTTTTAAATTAGCACCAGTTTTTCTTTTAAAATATTTTCTTCCGGCAGCATTTAAACCGCCGGAAGGTGACTGATATTTTTTAGCCGGCATTACTTTTTCTTAGCTGTCTTTGCCGCTCTTTTAAATTGTTTTTTAGTAGGTGCACCTTTAGCTCCAACCTTACGCATTTTTTCACCAGAACCCGCAGCGATACGTTTACGCTTCGCATGGATGTTGGCGTACAGTCCTCTTTTAGCCATTACTTCTTTTTAGCTTTCATAATTTTTTTCTGTAATGCAGCAGGTAGTTTTTTCTGTCCACCTTTTAACATTTTTTTACCTTTAGCTTTTTTCTTTCCGTACATTGTTTTTTCCTTTTGTTACGTTTTTAGTTATTTCATCAATTTCTGATATGGCATGTTTTGCATGTACTAATTTATCAAACTGTGATTTTATAGTTTTCATAAAATTATCATGGTCTGCAACACCAACAGAATTTTTTAAAAATGTATCAATAACTGCTGTACTCTCCGCAACCTCTGCGTCATACAGCTTTTTTAATGCTATTAACCACATATTATAAGTTACTGTTAGCTAATTTATTTTTAACTTCGTTTTGATATGCCATATCTTTAGCATATCTAGGGTCAGCCATAGCCTCTGTTACTTGAGCCCATGACAAGAAACCTTGTTCTTGACTTGGTTGTGCTTTACCTTCTACAAGTTTAGGCTCAACACCATTAGCTCTTTCAAATTGACCTTTAAGTGCATTGACAGCTAGTTTAACTGTGTCCATGTCACCACTGTTTACAGCTTTGTTGTAAGCAGTTTTCTCACCTTCAGTCATATTTTTAGAAGCCCAGTCAACCATCTCCTGATATGTGTCATCACCACCAACAGTAGATTTAATTTCATCTGCTTGTGTTTTAGCAATAGCTTCTTGACCTGCAATGTAACTATCCACATATTCTTTTGATATGCCTGCTTTTTCTAAAGCTTCATAAGACTTTGTATCTAACTCACCTTTTTCAGCATACTCTGCTTGTAAAGAAGACATATCTAAACCTGCATCAGTAACAGCTTTCTCAGCTATTTCTAAATTATTATCAGACTGAGGTGTTGCTTTAGCAACTGGGTCTACTTCGTCTTTTGTTTCTTGAGATTGTCCACCAAGTTTCTTTTCTAACTCTGCATATGACTTTGCTAAATCTTCAACACTGTTGAATTTTTCAGGCAAGCCTTCAGGTTTACTTTGTGCCGACTGTGTCTCGTTTGTTTGTTCTACTGGTTGTTCAATACCAGTTTCTTCTTCCTGTATTTCTACTTTATCTACCATCTAATTATCCTTCTTGTGATTGTTTCATAGCACCTTGTACTGCGGGTGCTATAGCCTTCTCTGCCATTTGCATCATCTGTTGATTTTGCATAGCATCTTCTTGAGCTGATTGTTCTTGTGCAAGTTCTTCATCAGACTTAACAAGACCTTCCGTATCAATACCTAAACCAGTAGCAATACGTTTAATTAAATCCTGAGCATTTAAACTTTGTACTACAGCAGGATTTACTTGTGCTAAGTTTGCAATCTCAGCAACAAATTCTCTTAATTTTTGTAAATCATTTCCTCTACCTAAAGCTTCTACACCTGTAATAATTGTAGGCTTAACAGAATTTTTAGGTAATGAAGGTATCTCATTTGCTTGAGACATACGTTTCATTAATATGGTCACCAAAGGTAATTGAAACTCTTGTGATAGTAATGAATATATACCACCCATAGCAGTTTCTAATTGTTGAGCCATGTATCTAATTTCTTGTGCTGTTACTCTTTCAGCATCTCTTTGTATAGCTGTGTTTAATAAGAAAGCATACGATAATCTTTCTTCTAACTTAGCAATACTTCTCTCTACGACTTGTAAGTCATATTGTTTTTGTGCTTGCAATACTGCTACATCATCACCACTACCAGTAATTATGTCACCGTTTCTAGTATTAGCTAAATCTTTTTTTCTAGTAACAGAATTAGGTCTTACCATAAATACTACTTTAGAAGATGCAGCTGCACTTTCTACAAGTGATTGAGATAATCCTTCTAATGATTTTAAATCACCTAAAAACTCTTCTACATAACCACGACCATAATCTTCATTATCTACTCTTACCATTCTTAATGCTTGGTATGGTAGACTGTCTACAGGGTATGTACCTTGTGAGCTTTCAATCTTAACACCTTTTACTTCTTGACAAGTGTAAAATTCTTTATCGTTTAATTTGTAAATGTGTGTGTAAAGTTCACACTCTTCATCTGGTTTGTAATCTTCAAACTGTGAAATTCTTTCTAATGTGTCACCATCTAAATATGTTGGATGAATAGTTTCTTCAATAACTATTTCTACAATGTTACCTGAAGCATCTCTTTTACATACAAAATTTGTTAAAGGAAATACTCTCATAGTTCCTTTTTTAGGTAAGTAAGTTAAGACATTACCTGCTACAATTAAATGTTTTAATGCTTCAAACACACTAACTCTTAATGCAAGTTGTTCTATTTTACTTGAGACTTCTCTTTCAATAGTTGCTAAAGATTTTTCTACTTCAGACTTAATTTCTTTTTGTTGGTCTAAATCTCTTTTAGCGTTACCTGATACTGATAATCTAAAAAATGGGGAATTGGGTGGAAGCAAAAGTAAAAGAAGTTTACTTGCTAAGTTGTTAACGCCTCTTGCGCCAACTGATTGAAATGGATTATATAAATCTGTAGAAGAATGAAAGCCATCTGGTGGTAAAAGTGAAGGTATAGTTAATTCACTACACTCTTGTCCTCTATCTAAAAAGTGTTCTCTGTGTTGTCTTAATGTTTCGTATCGCTCTTTAGCGCTTTGTTGTAACATATTATTATAATGCATAATATTAAGTTATATTTAAACCGGATGTAGTGGGTATGTTTAGACCAGAAGATGTTTGTAAAGCTGTAGTTCCAACTTTTTTCTTTTTCTTCAAATCTAAATCTTTGTCCATATCTACTGCTGTTTCTACTTTAGGCGCTTTATCTTCTTCAATAGGCGCTGAAGGTGGAATAGGTGCAGGAGCTTGCACAATTTGAGGTGCTTTAGGCTTTGATAAACACATAATTACTTCTCTGTCCTCTCTTTTAACATGTTAATAAACTTGACAACATCACGTTGACCTGCTTCAAAGTATATTTTATTAGGATTATCTGTTAAAACAGCAGACTTTTCAGGATAAACTTTGTTTAAAAGTTTAACTAACTCGTCTACTGTTGCAGGTAAAACTAAATCTTCTTGGTCAATCATATTGTTTTCTTCTAAAAAGGGCACTTTAGTCCCACAAGTTTCCTGTTATAGTTCCTTTGTTATATTCTGTAGCTCTATTCTCAAAGAAATTAGCATGTTCTACACCATTTAATACCCAATCTAACCAACCTAATGGGTTATCTTTTACACCATAATTAGGTTTTAAAGACAATTGTAACAGTCTTCTGTCAGCAATGTATCTAATATATTGTTTAACTTCTTCTGCTTTTAATCCTCTGATACCACCCATAGCAAAAGCCAAATCAATAAACTTATCTTCTAAGTCTACCATATCTCTACATGTTTGATAGATACTTGCTTTAAATTTTTCTGTCCAAATATTTGGGTTTTCTTTTATTAATTGATGAAACAATTTAATCATGCTTTCAACATGGTGTGTCTCATCTCTAATAGACCAAGTTACAATCTGACACATTCCCTTCATACGTCCATATCTTTGAAAGTTAAGAAGCATAACAAATGATGCAAACAACTGTAAGCCTTCACCAAATGCAGAGAAACAAGCTATCTCTCTAGCCATACCTTCTAGTCCTTTACCTTTAGATGTAAACAAGTATTCATGTTTATCAGCCATCTCTTTGTATTCTTGAAATGCTTTGTATTCTTTATCAGGCAAACCAATAGTATCATTTAATAATGAATAACTATGTGCATGATTAGCTTCACTTGTTGCTATAGAAGACAACATCATTCTAACTTCCGGTGCTTTAAATTTAGGTATGTATTTATCTAAATAAGCTTGTGCTATATCCACATCACCTTGAGTAAAGAACTTTAATATTTGTCCTATTAAGTTTTTTTCTTCTACTGTTAATCTTTCATTCCAGTCTCTCACATCCTCGTGTAATGGTACTTCGCTTGGAAGCCAGTGCATTTTTTGTTGCATGTCGTAAGCTTCAAAAGCCCACCCATAATCAAATGGTTTGTAGTAAGTTCGTTTGTCAAATAAACTCATATCTTTTTTTCTAACTCCTTAATGTAATCTTCTTCTTCTTTTGGTAACTCTTCTTTAGTTTTATCTTTACCAAATATACTGTCCCAGTTTTTTTTATATTTTTCAGTTGGAATATGTTTTCCGTCTCTTATTTTATAACTATTAAAACCCATGATATAATTCTACTCCTTCTATAATAATTATGATTAATAATTCTATGGCTAAGATAGTATGATATACTGTCCATAACACAGATTGTTTTTCTTTCTTTTTTTGTTTTCTCTTTTTCTTTTTTAATGGTTTATAATTAACTCCATCAAATAAACTACTGTCTGTCATTATCCCTCACAAGCCAAACAATCTGCTTCAGGTATGATTGTTCTTTCTACTTTTTTTGATACTAACTCAGCACGTTTAATTGCTTCTGAACGACAATAATACAAAGTCTTTAACTTTTTTTTCCAAGCCAACATATGCATGTCATGTAATTCTTTAATGTTTACATCAGCAGGTACAAATACATTGACTGATTGTCCTTGACAAATATGTTTCTGTCTGTCTGCTGCATGCTCAACTATCCATTGTTGATTTATTTCTATTGCTGTTTTAAATATATCTTTTTCATTATCAGAAAGAGCATCTAAATGTAATACTGAACCTCTGTTTGCTAAAATAGAAGTCCATGTTTCTTCATTGTTAATACCTTTTTTATCTAATAATTTTTCTAAGTATTTATTCTTAACTAGAAAAGAACCTGACATTGTTTTTTGCACATAAGCATTAGCTCTGTATGGTTCTATTGATGGTGATGTTGTACCACAAATAATAGAACTAGAAGCATTAGGTGCAATAGCTAACAAGTGTGCATTACGCATACCAGTTCCTTCCATGTCTGGAGCTTCACCTCTTTTTACTGCTAGTCTTTTACTTTCTTCTACAGCTTGCTCTTTAATACTTTTAAATATTTTCATGTTTAATGATTTAGCAAGTGCACCTTCAAACGCTATACCTCTTGATTGTAAGTATGCGTGAAAACCCATAGCACCTAAACCTAAACTTCTTTCACTGTTTGCACTAAACTTAGCTCTAAACAATTCATCAGGTGCTTTGTCAATAAAATACTGTAGCACATTATCTAAGAACCTAACTAAGTCAGGTATAAATAAACTGTTATTCTTCCACTCATCATACTTTTCTAAGTTAACAGAAGACAAACAACAAACAGCTGTTCTGTTTTCATCAGTAGCTAGTGTTATCTCTGTACATAAATTAGAATGATTAACTTTTAATCCTAGTTTCTTTTGTGTTTCAGGCAGTGCATCATTTACTGTATCAATAAATGAAACATAAGGCTCACCAGTGGCAACTCTTGTCTCTAATATTTTTAACCACAAATCTCTAGCTGAAACAGTCCGTACTATTTTTTTAGTGTGCGGGTCAATTAAATTCCAAGTGTCATCAAACGTAGGTTCTTTAATGCAGTTATCTATTAAATGCATAAACTCATCAGATATGTTTACACCATGATGTAAGTTAAGACATTTTCTATGTACGTCACCACCACTAGGTTTTCTCATTTCTAAAAATTCTATTATCTCTGGATGTGATATATCCATGTATGCTGCATAACTACCACGTCTTGTTTTACCTTGAGAGAACGCAAGTATCTCACTGTCAACTACGTGTAAAAAAGGTATTGAACCAGAAGACTGTGAACCACCAGAAGTTTGTGTACCATCACTTCGTACGTCACCCCAGTACCCACCGATACCGCCGCCAACAGAAGCAAGCCAAGCGTTCTCTGTGTAGTGTCCTGTCAATCCTTCTCTACTATCACCTACATAATTTAAGAAACATGAAATAGGCATGCCTCTTTTACTACCGGCATTAGACAAAACAGGCGTAGAATACATGAACCAAAGTTTAGATGCATAATCATATATACGCTGTGCCATCTCATCATTATCAGAAAAAGCTTTTGCTGCTCTCATAAAACCTTCTTGAGGTGATGTTTCTTCTGGTAATAAATACCTATCTTTTAATGTTGTCTTACCAAAATCAGTAAGTAAATTATCTCTTTCGTAATCTATCATTCTTTTGTTTCCGTTACTCTTGGTTGTCCTTCTTTTTCTATAATAAAATCAATATATTGTTTAGCTTTCTTTAAGTCTTCAATACCATGTCCCTTGTATCTCCACCTAGAAATATACTTTACAACGTTGCCCTCACAATACGTAAGGTTATTTTGTATGATATAATCTATAGGTTCTATGCCACCTTTATTATAGTGTAACGGTTTTTTTATATTGTCCATAATTTTACTTCTCCTGTTTTCTTATTGTAATCACCATGTCTTAGTATACGTGCAACCCTAGCTTGTTGAAGAGCTTCAGCCTCTGTATATCCTTTATCTACGTAAATCTTTTTGACTATCTTCCATAGGTCTAAAAGGGGAACGTTAGTATATTTCTTAATCAGCTTCTCAGCAGTCTTAATTCCAACACCTTCTATGCCGTCATACCCGTCAACTTTATCACCTGTCAAAGTCTGTATCATAAACCAATAGTCAGCCATTCGTTGTGGTATTTGTTCTACAGTCATAGCATCTTGTGATAATTTACAAGGTACAGTTCGTAGGTCTTTGTCTATACTAACAACAATACGCTCTTCATCTGTAGGTTCGGTAGCCATAATACCCATAACATCATCTGCTTCTAAGTTCTTCCATACAACTCCGTTATGTTTTTCTAATACATATTTTCTCAAAGCTTTTAATGTAATTGGTTTACGCTTGTCTTTTCTATTGCTTTTGTATGAAGGCAATACATCTTTTCTAAAATTGCTACTGTCTGTTAATGCAATAACATAGTCATCAGCTTGTAAACTAGCGCCTAAGTCATCTACAACTGCATCTACGTCAGCTTTACACAAAGTTTCATCACAGTGTAGTGTCCATAAACCGTCACCCCAGTCTGTTTCTACTTCATTATTAAGTGCTATCTTATATAATAAAATATCACCATCAATTAAAAGTACTCTTTTTAGTTTCATGTTTCTCCTATATGTCAAATGTTAATAAATCTTCTTTAGGAATTATGTGTCCTTTACTTGTCCAGTTGTCACCACCCTTCTTAATAGGGTACTTAACCATAAGTTTTTTAAGGTGTGCTGTTGGTATTAAAACCCAAACTTGGTCAGTCCTGTCTTGTGTCCATAAACAAATAGCATAGTTTCTTGACTGTGTTGTATTAATACCAGAAGGTTTACCTCTACTTTCTGTTTCAATATAAACGTTACCTGTTTTCTGACACAGCCTATCAGTCTTACATTCTATCTTACCTTCTACTGCTTCTTGGAACTCATTCTCGTATTGTTGTCCAAACTTTAAATCTTTATCAAAGTGAGGTTGTGCTTTAGTGTGTTTCACTCCAGTTATCTCCTATCTTGTATTCACCAGTTAGCGGAAGTCTTAAATCAAAATACTTACCAGTGTCTTCTATTGCTTTTACGGCTAATTGCCCAACTTGCTCAGCATCTTTTTCAAGACACTCTACTTGTATTTCATCATGTACCCACACTACTTGATGTGCTTCAGGTATTTTCTTAATCACTTTATCAAACTCTACTAACCACTGCTTACACACTAAGGCTCCGGACGATTGAAGCAACGTGTTTAATGCAGCATGGCTTGAACGTACTTTAACACGTCTCTTATCAAGACCTACTAAGTAACCACGTTCAGCTGCTTGCTGTACATTTTCAATTAGTTTGTTTAATGCAGGTAAGTTATTTAAGAAACGTTTCTTTATCTTAGATGCTTCTGCTACAGTTTTATTTGTAACTGCTGCAATCTTTTTAACACCACCACCGTAAAGAAAACAGTAGTAAAAACGCTTGGCTAAGTCTCTGCTATCTAACCCTGCTAATGTTTTTGTTTCAGAGTGTATATCACCATCTAAAACAACTTTAGCATAGTTGCCGTTATCGTACTTAGCCATGTAGTGAGCCAACATTCTCACCTCTAAACCTGAGACATCAATGCCTACAAGTTTTTTACCAGTTGGAACCGTGAATAATGCTCTACACTCTTTACCATATTGCACACCAACACTTGGAATTTGTGCCATGTTTGGGTACGAGTGTGTTGCTCTTGCAGTTACTGTTGAATTAGTATTGCAAGTACCATGTATTTTATTATTCTTCTCATGCTTTAACCAAGCTTGAGCGCCAGTAGCTAACTGACCAATTCTTTTATCTAATAGAAAATGCTCACATAATATTTTAGCTTCAGGGTATGGTAAACTTTCTAAAATAGTTTCATCTAACTTAGGCTTACCATCATCAGTATAAACTTTAGGTTTCCATCCATGTATTTTAATTAATCTATCTGCAATATGTTGTCTACTAGATGGATTAAAGATAATAGTTTTTTCTTTGTAGAATACTTCACCCTTAACATATCCTCTAGCTTTGTTATTTACTTTAGGTATAAAGGGTATGTGTTCTTTTTCAGGTGGAAACATTACTTGTAACTTGTATTCTATTTCCATTCGTCTACCATTTAATTCTGAATAAAGTTTTCTAGCTTCTTCAGTACTAAAACTAAAACCATGAACTTCTTGATTATAAATTAATTGTGCTACAGAGTGCTCTAAATCCATAGCTTGCTGAGAATATTTCATATCTTTATGTATCATTTTGTGAAGATTATAAGTTACTTCTACATCTTGTTTACAATACTCTAGCATCTCAGGTGTAAAAGTTTGCCAGTCTGTATCAAACTGTGCTTTGTAATTTCCTATTCTGTTACCCCATGCTTTTAAACTGTGTCTTCCTATACAATCTTTTGGAAAATCTTTACGTTGAAAATCTTTTTCTTTTACATCTGGAAATAACAATCTTGTTGCTACAAGTGTGTCAAAAATTTTTGCCTCAGTTTTAAAGGTAGGATATAGTTTTTTTATTACAGGCAAATCAAATTTTATAATGTTGTGTCCTATAATTTCTTTTGCTTTAGATAATTTATCTAATGCTTCATCAACTGATAAAGACAAAAACTTATTAGTGTCTACATCTTTTAAAACTAAACAATGTATTTTAGTACAGACGTCAAGAAACCCATCAGTTTCTATATCAAATATGTATCTCATATTTTTAATACTTTCTTTTTAATAACATTAATAGTTGGTATAACAGTTACATTACCAACGTCACCTAGTGTACCATCATCTTCAAAGTTTATGTCACCACATAAAATGTGTACATTCTTATCTTGTTTTATTAACCAACCAGTGCTCACACAAATAGTTGGTGTACTTGTTTTTGCTTTTTCTAATGACATCCACGAGGCATCAGAGTTTATATCAAGCCAATGACATAAAACAAATTTAGCGTCTAATGTCTTTTTAGTTATTGTAGGTAGTTTCATAATTAATGTATGTGTTTGTGTATTTTTATATCTACGTTCCATGCTGCATCTTCACCATTCATAGCAAGTGCCATCAATGCATCTTGTAATAAGGATGCTGAGCTATCTTTAGCAACATGTAATACTACAGGTGTTGAACTTTCTTTTGCTTTTTTAACAGCAGATAAAACATAAAATGTCCAAGACACAGTGTCTTGTTTTGCTTTTCTTTTTCTAACAGGTAATTTAGAAGTCATTAACAGTCTCCGATTGTACTTCAGTTAAACAACCTGTGTCTAAATCATATCTTAAACTACAAGCTTTTCCAGTCTCACCACTAAATCTATTTTTTAAAACATTAACTTGTGCAATGTTATCTTCAGCTTGCAAGTCTCTGGACAAGGCTAATACCATGTCACTTAACTGCGCAATACTTTGACTGCCTCTTAAACTATTCATAGATACTTGTACTCCATCTTCATAACCTTTGTTACCATCTTTAGTACGTGATAAATGTGAAACAAGTATTAAACCAATACCAGTTTCTTCTACTAGCGTTCTAAGTTTTGATACAAAATAATCTATAAGTTTACGTTCATCATTTGTATTAGCATCACCTAATGCAGACAAAGCCATGTGTAAATGGTCTAGTATTACATAGTCTACATTACAGGCTTTAGCCATGTATCTTATTTTAGAGAGCAAGTTATCTGCAACTGTTGAACCAAAATGATTGTAAAGATAAAAGTTGCCACTGCCCACAGTATTGTTAAACGTCTTAAGTAAGTCTTCTTCACTGATACCCTCTCTTGTTAAGTGTAATGGTTTTTGTAATTCAACACCCATGATACCAAGTGCACTACGTTTAATACTTTCTTCTAATGCAATGTAACCTACGGTGTAATTATTTTTTAATAAGTTTAATGCTACGTGTCTACAAAAACTAGATTTACCAACACCACTTCCGGCAGTGATAGTAACAAGCTCACCTTTACGTAGTCCATGTGTTTTAACATTTAAACATTCAAATGGATATGGAACTGTTACATACTCATCTTCTTTTTGTATTTCATTCCATAATTCTTTTCCAACTACAATACCATCAGGTCTGTATGGTTTACTTGACCATATACAATCTGTTAACTCTCTTACTTTGTTTGCAAGTAACATTTCGTTTGCATCTTTTAATGGCATTGTACAAATCTTAGCTTTGTTTGGTGTAAATAATTTTGCACATTCAATAGCAGCTTTCTCTCCGTGCTCGTCTTGGTCAAAACAAAGTACTACACTCTCAAATTTTTCAAGCCACTCTAATTCTTTTTGTATATCTTTTTTAGCGCCTTGTGCACCTGTCTTAATACTTACTACGGGAAATTTATTTTGATTAGTTCTGGAAATTGATAAGGCATCTATTTCGCCTTCTGTAACAATACACATTCGTCCGCCTTCTCTCCATAAATGCTGTCCGAATAGTGTTGCTTTTTTTGCATCACCTAACCACTGAAATGTTTTATCAGGGTATCTTAGTTTTTGTGCTACT